ATCGCCACCTGGAAGTCGTACAAAGGCCACGTCTGTCTTGACGACATCTTGTCGAAGACTGCGCACTTAGACGGAAACGTATACGACTACGTCTACAGATCTTGGGGAGTTGAGGTTGACGATCAGTTTAAGAAGCCTTACGCCAAGTTGTTAGAGAAGGATCAGCATGAACTTGCTACGGTCGGATTCGACGTTGCCGGACCATTCCTACTCTATTCGATCAGTGGATCTAGCCTGTGGAAGAGTTACCCCACCTACGAGGCAGGACTATTCATCAAGTCGTTCCTAAGGGAGAATAAGGATTGGAGCGTTGTCGCAGTAGGCCACGACGATCCTCCCCTATCCGTCACGCACAATAGGCTAATCAATCTGCAGGGAAGACTGCGCAATGTTAGGACCCTGTTGCACCTGGCCGCGCGTTGCGACATGGCAGTTTGTCCGGAGTCGGCAATCATGCACATGACCGCGGTATTCGACGCGCCAACTGTAGGGCTGTACGGACCCTACGGACCTGAGCACACATCGAAGTACTACAAGTATGTGAAGCCAATCTTCCCTAAAGATGTTTGTCCCCACGCCCCATGCTCGGTGTACGAGCAACCCAAGGACAAATGTAAAGATGCAGTCAACGCGATAAAAGGAGAACCCAAATGGTGCAACGTTCTAAAATCAATCAAGCCAGAAGATATCCTAGCAAAGACAAAGGAAATTCAAGCAAACCTAAAACAGGTCTGATCAAAATCATTTCTGAGAAGAAAGTTGTTTGCTATGAGTTGGGCTTGGACGTGGACAAGGACGTCTACGAATCAATCGTTGAGGCCGGGCGCATCCACATTGCAAACGACAAGGACGCTCTGTTCCAGTACGCTTTGAAAACTGCACTAAACGAGATGGTGCAATGAACCAGTTTAAGCAAAAGATTTTAACAGCAGTGTGCGAGCCGGACGTGTTGACGCAGGGGCAGTGCAATATGATTCGCGATGATGCCGAGGTCATAGGCATGAGGAGATCCCACGTCATGAAGAAGGACGGGACCAGCAGGAAGTCGTATGTCAGGACATGCTCATCTTGTTGGGTGCCGTTCGCGGAACATTACAAGTGGCTATACGAAGTGGTGAGGAATGTCGCCAGTGACCTAAACGAAGAGCACTACAGATTGGACATTACCGGAATTCAGCAACTGCAGATCCTGCGCTACAGGCCGGGCCAGTTCTTCCTGCCGCACTTTGACTGCTTTGACGGCAGCGATCGCAAGCTAACCATGGTGATCAACCTATCAGATCCATCAGAGTTTCTAGGCGGAGGACTCAGGGTTGAGTGCGACTTGAAGGGGAAAGAGAACGCTAAGAAGTTGGGGTCGGCTACAATCTTCCCCGCCTACATCAGGCACCAGGCGCTCCCGGTGTTCTGGGGCTCAAGGTGGGTACTGGTCGCCTGGCTTACAGGAGGACAGTGGCGATGAGCGATTTCTTTATAATCATGTTTTGGATGGTTGTCTTTGGAGTACTCCTCATGTACTGCGACAAGCTGAATAAATGAGAGCTCTTGCCTGGACTTTTTATTGGATAGGAGACTTGATCTCAAGGACGTTCATGCGGTTTGGATATGGGTATTCGATCTACAGCAAGGTCATGAACTGGTCTCTTGGCTTTGATAAGGACGAGTCAGTTTGGAAGAAGGTTAAGAACAATTTGCCCCGGAAGAAGTAATGGCAACGCTCAACGAAAACATCCCCAGCTTCAAGGCGATGGTGAAGAAGTCATTCTTCACCAAGAACGAGGCGGACACTGAGTTTTACAATGTCTACGTCTTCGCTCTGCAGTCTTGTCCCGGGACCATTCTTACCTTTCATGTGATGACAGATTCGGGAATGCTGCGGAGTCGGGTACCACTGTCAGAGATATACACTCAGGAGCCAACCAACGACATACCTTTCAACTTCAAGCAATTATGGGACTGCTTCAGCGAGAACGTGACCGTGACCGAGTACAGCTTCCTAGCCTATCACCGCGCGCAGATCCTGCTGCGAGACGCGACCAAGGTTTGGGGCACATATCTATTCACGGTTGATTGGTTTAACAATCCCTACTCGGACGAGCCTTCCGACTACAAGTGCGGCCATGTGTTCGAGGGTGACGATGGGTATCTATTGTGCATGCCGAACAACAGAATCTTCTGGCGGGATTCCAATTGGGTTACGAAGAAGTTGCCGGACAACCTAAAACAGTTCCGGGTCTGTACGGAGTTACCCAGCGTGGAGAATCAGAGCGATAAGTGGGTTACGGAGGAAACGGACAGCTTCTATTATGATCTACGCAAGGAGGAGGCAGCGTGAGCATAAGGGACGAAATCCTCGACACATTTGGCGAAGAGGCTGACGGCATCATGTTTGCCGACGGATTTGACTGCGCGATTGTTGGGGTTTATCTGAGGTGAAGCCTGACGAATGTCTTTTGCGTGTGCGACTGCTGGCAACACGATCGGAAGACTATTGTTTACTAGATCGATCCAATCCTTAAATTTCATTGTGACGTGCCATTCGGTTTGATTTCTTCGATGACAGACGATAGGCGTCTTAGCAGTTTTTGAATCGTTGGCAGACTGTTGCATCCAATCGTAAATTTTGGTTTGCTGGCAGTACTTAACTTCGATGTGGAAGGGCCAGAATTCTGATTCGACCAGTACATCACTAGCTCCGCCATCCGGAGACCCGCAGAATTGCTGGGCGCGCCTAGCCTTCCATCCAGCCTCACTGAGCAGACTTGAGACCTCTCGCTCACCGCGCTTCCCCTTGTTGCGTGACATTCTCCCTCCGCCCATAGTGACCTCCTTTGTTCAAGATCACCGGACTCTGCCGAAACTCGGCAATTGGGTCAATACATTATTTTTGGGGATTATTAATTAGCTTGACTTGCTATATTTTAGCCAAACTCATCCAGGCAATTGAATCTTCTGGAGATGCGGAACGCGTCGTTTTCATTTTTCTTGAATCAAATACCCACAGCAAATCTTTGTCCAGCGCGACTAGGAATATTAGGTCGATGCACTTGCCGTACTTTCTCTTGTCGACTCCGCGGCCGGTGCTGAATTTGTAGCTCGGGCCCCTTCTGCCACTGCCGTGCAACCGCGGGGCGCCACACGACTTGACCTGGATTCTTTTGAATGTTCCGTCCTTCTCCGCGACAATATCGTACCCGGCGTTGTCCTCAAATGGGGTCAACACATTCCACCCGGAAGCGAGGAGTCCTGCGATTACCCTGGCGACTCCTACCGCTCCTGTCTGACGATTACCCGGTTGGAGCATTCCCGAAAAGTCGATATCTGTTCGAGACTCTATTCTGGAGACCATTGAGAAACTTTTTACGCTCCGGGTTCTGCTCCGCAAGCCTTCTCTCGTAGGTCATCTGCTCGACGGAAACGTTCTTCATTACCTCTGATGGATTCAACCCCTCCAGGGCCTTGAGCGTCTGAGGCCCAAGGGCTCCGTCGTCCTTAACCCCGATCGCGCGTTGCAGGAACTTTGTAGCACCCGCCGGACCCCTATTAAACGTTAGGTCCTGGAAAAAAAGTCGGTAAGGTTCTGGAAGTTTAGACGTGATGGGCCTGGTATATTCTACGACGTACTTGGCCGCGGCGTCTCGACGTTCTCCGGGCGGAAGGTTCTTCAGCATCTCAGCGGCTGCTGGATGATACTTGTCGTTAATCCCGGCGACCTCGTAGCTACCGCCCATGTCTCCGGAAGGAAGATCATAGACCATGACGTTGCCGGCCTTGTCCTTCCTGGCCTCCATGTCGACCGTTGCTAAGGCCGCTTCGTATTCGTTTTTTGGGACATTCGATCCGATTAAGTTTTGGCTCTGCATAATATTTTTACTCACTTCGTCCTCCATTGCTCCTTGTGTTGTTTCTGCCCGAATATCGTCCATCGTCGCGGCGGACCGCATCCGTTCCGACATGGCTACCAGGCGCTGGCCCTTCTCATCAGTCCACCCAGCGCGTTGTGGCTCCTGCATCGGCCTGGACGCGTTTTGCCTGTCAAATTCCCCAGCCCCAAATGGGGTGAAATTTCTGCTTGCGCTTAGTTCGGGTAACTGTGTTAGAGTATTAGCCATGAAGAAAATCCTATTGGTTACAGTATTGTCACTCAGTCGTTGTTTCGCCGGGGATCTCACCGTTGACGAGAAAGGAACCTACTCCGGAATGTTGAATGGGAGTGTTCGCGCAACAAGGGCAGGGGCCTACAACGGTTGTGTTTCTAGAAGCGGAATCTTGACAGACAGGTACGGAGCCTACGCTGGACAGATTGTTGGAGACGGAACTATCCTTGACTCCAAGGGAAGATTCTCCGGCAGGGTCTCGAAATGGGTCGACCGCGACGTTGAGTGAGGTCATTGGACGCCTCTTTTCCTTGTTAGTAATTTTGCTGGCGATAAGAGCTCTTCTTTAATAGCTCTTTTTTTAACTTCTGACTCTAGATCCGCTTTTGCGGGTTGCCTTGATTCTTTGCCGACACGTTGAAAACCAGTTGGTCGTTGAGCTTGCTTTCCGCTTTCAATCCCTCTAGCTGCCGCCTCATTTCGCGCACTATCCGCGCGTCCGATCCAAGACGCTCCTCGGCCCTCGGTATATCCATTTCCAGCTTCTGTATTAAAGTTGCCATAATCTTTTTCTCCTAAAACAAGGGTATCATATTCGACGACGTTAGCAAAGGCAATCTCCGACTGTGACATAAGGTTGTCCGCCAGGTCCTGTAGCTTTCCGCGAAGCGCGTCTGCATTTGCTTGCCAATTTTTATCCCCAGAAAACTCGGGGACGTATTGGTATCTAACGCCTATGAACTCATCTGGAACTCCGGCAACCTTTGCTCTTGGGTCGACAATCATCGTGAATCCGTCGATTCCTGCCTCTGAGACTTGCTTTGCAAGGGCATTAACATCCCCCATTGATCCCTTTTTGCGCAAGTAAATCTCCATGCCTGGACGAGCGTTCGCATTGTCCTCGTTCGGCCCTAGGACCCTGCTTACAAATGCATTCTTCTGACCCGACGACATTGCCTTCGATGCCGTAACCTCAATAAGTTTCGACGGATCAAAATCTGGCGTGACAATAAATTCAGCGTCAAACGATCTTTCGGTCGTGCCCATGAATGCCCCGATCGAGTCCTTAATCTTCGTTGCAATTACTCCTGGAGCCTCTGCAAATGTATTTCTAATATCTGATGCAAATGATGCCTGTTGCTCTGCAGTAGGCTTTACCTCCGGGGTTTCCTGGCTGAGTCCAATCACATATCTGGATGGTTGCGTCAGGTCTGCCTCTGTCTCAAACGATCCGCCTTCTCCTGTCTTACTGGTCCAATTGTTTTCGGCCCAAATTTCCTTCTCCAAAAACCACACAATTGCCTGTAGGTCAGGAGCGGTTATGTCTTTCAAGTCCTCAATCCCGGATTTTCTCAATTTCTGGACCGCAGATTCAAATACCTCTTGTCCGTATCCAAATTGTCCACCAACCCTAGAAGTGTCTGCAAGCACGTTTCCGCTAACTCCTCCCTCGGCAACAGTGGGCACCCTCTCAAGCCCTGCCATTCTTTGCAGGAACCTGGCGGCCCAAACGTCAATTGTAGCCTTCAAAGATTGTCCGACTAAATTAAGGGCAAAGTTTCTCGCCTTCGGGGCCTGTCCGGCCTGTACTTGTCTCCAAAGGTCGAGCATTGCAATCATCCCATTGTCGGAATTCATTCCAAACAATTTCTGATTCTCCTGAAGGATCATCGGATTTCCTTCCTTTTTGTAGTCAGATATTGTTTTGCCTGACTTTACCCACTCGTCCACCTTGGAAAGGATCGAGTCGTAATCGCCTCTTGTGACCTTGCTACAAAAAGATGCTGCCGGTGCAATCTTTGACATGGCAGGGTTGCGTGGCGACTCTGGCCAATTCTCTGCGTACCTCACCAATGCTTACGGCCCTGCCCAGCGTGGCATGTGGCGTGAGCGTGAATACATCTATGGCCAAGCCACCAAAGACATTTTGCAGGCCATTGAGCAAGTGCTCAACCAGGTGAACAGGACACTCGGCTAATGGCTGTTTACATACCAATCGTGAGCGAGTTCAATTCGAAGGGAATTGACCGTGCAGTGAAGGAATTTCAGAGCCTCGGCACCGTGGGAGCCAAGGCAAATTTCGCCCTCAAGAAGGCAGCGCTACCTGCAGCTGCAGCAGTAGGCGCTTTAGCAGTTGCCCTAGGTGACGCAACCAAAGCAGCCATCGAGGACGATGCAGCACAGCAAGAACTAGCGCGACAGCTCACAGCCACCACAGGTGCTAACGCTGCACAAATTGCCAGTGTCGAGGATTGGGTATCTGCACAAGGCAAATTAT